AGACGCTTCTATGTATTCAGCTTCAGTCATTTGATTAGACTTAAAATAAGGGTCTGAACTTTTACCTATAAATATTTCAATTAAGTTGTCATAAAAATCATTTACAGGTGTATTTTCAGGACTAAATACGGCAAATTTCCAACCCTCGAAATATGCTTTTAATACACAAAGACTTTCTAAAAATAAACTTTTACCCTCATTTTGGTAACCAGTCCAAACTGTAACCTCTTTACTTCGCCATGTAAACGCACAATCTATTTCATTCCAATATGTACTTGTTCCTCTTGTTTTTCCATGTCTAAATGTATCTAACATATTTGTAAATACACTATCTAGTGTGAATATACCGTCTATTGGCACATCTAGAGCCTTTTTAACGCACTCTTTTAGTTTTTCTATACCATACTTCAAAAGGTATTCGTTAGAGTCTTTAGAATCGTTAAAATCAATTACACTACATTTCTCTGCTCCGAATCTTCTGATTAGTTCATCTTTTAATCTTCGTCCGTTTTCATCGTTATCCGTTGCTATATATATTTTTTCTGCATCTTCAAATAGTTCATAACAGTTTGTAATACATTCTAACTTCTTATCAATGTTTTTATCATTTACATTTGGTGCTCCCTGATTTACCGAAGTAACATTTTTAAATCCTGCAACCTCAAACGCTAAACAATCAAACTCTCCCTCGCAAACTATTATTTCTTTTTGTCCTTTGCATCTATCGTAATTAAACATTATAGCTTCAGCGTCTTTTGCTTGTCTAAAATCTTTTTCTTTAATAAATCTTTGTTTGTAGTTTATTAATTCGCCATTTCGTAAATATGGAAATATTACGCTTTGACCGTCTTTAGACATTACAATTTTATTTTCATTTACTACGCTTTGAGTTATGCCTCTATCGGTAAATAATTTTAATGCTTCATCTGATAGCTTTGTAAAATTGTTCTTTGTTGGTTTAGTGTAAATCATTTTAAATTCTTTTTGTTTAACGCATCCACTCCACCCACATTTATGGCAATGATATAAACCGTCTAATAAATTTATTGAAAGGCAAGTGTCTTTATAATTTGTTTTACCAATCTTTAAGCAGTTAGGACATTGTACTTTCTGCTCTGGTCTATTTCCTTTTGGATTAATACCTATGTTTAAAAATTCGTTTATCATTCGAAATAAGATTTATAATCATTTTTAATGGGTGCCAAAGATACATTATTTTCTTGTTCACCTAAATACTGTATTGTATTATTTAAACTTGATTTCCAATTTAATATTGGACTTAATTTATTTCCTCTTTGACTTTTCCAACCATTTAACTTCCATGCCTCATATTTATGTTTTACATTTTCAATATTAATATTTGATTTTCTTTCTAAAGCATAAGCCACAAAAACATCGATAGATGGTATAGTTTTATTTTCTTTTTCTTCTTCTTTTTCTTTTTCTTCTTTTATTGGTATCACGTGCGTTTCGTCTGCGTTTCGTCTGCGTTTCATCTGCGTATCAACTTCGTTTTCTTTAGACTGATAAGTGTCATAATTACAAACAGTTAGCCGTGTTGTAACCGTTTCGCTTTTTAACTCAATCATGTTGTCTTTTTTTAACAACTCAAGGAAGCGTTTTACTGCTGATTTATCCCAACTCCATCTTTTACCCCATGTTTCTAAAGACATAATACTTTCGCCTCTATTGATATTAATTAACTTTCCTTTGATTATTGTTTTAGCAGGTAAGAAATTAACATTTAATAAAATATCATTCCAAGCCTCAAATTTAGAAAACTTCCTTTTTTCCGTATACAACCAATGATTAGTTATAGAACGGTGTAATTTTATCCAACCACTCATACCTATTTCATTTCTTTATGAAGTAAATGTAAAGCACCAATTAAATGGTAAACATTTTTTTTGCTCAAATCAATAGTTATCCATCTCTCGTTATAATCTTTAATTGAAATTGAAGTATTTTCTTTTAATACTTTTTCTGCATCTTTTTCTTGGATTAATTCAATCTCTAAATCAATTCCTTCATTTGAAAACTTGTAAATCATAATAAATAAAAATTAAAAAAGCCAAGCTAATAGGTGCGTGAGATAACCTATTAAGCCTGACTTATTTGTTGTTGTTATAAAATTTCTTTGGAAGTTCTCACGCTTCTGGTACAAATATAGTAATTTATTTTAGTATTAATTCATTTTGCAATAAATTTTTTGCCCAAATAAAAGAATTTTCATATTTAAATGATTTTTTTACATTACTTAATACGTATTCACTATCATAAAATCCTTCAATATAAGCATATCCATTTATTAATTGTATAAAAACATATACGGATGAATTTAAATGCTCTGTAATGTCTTCTAAATCACAATTAAAAGTATATGTATTATACTTTGTAGTTTTAATTTGGTATGTAAATCCTTTATCGCAAGCAAAATCAATTTTTTGATAGTCCCTATCGGCTTTTTGTTTAAATATATGCTCATCATTATAATTATTATTAAACCAAATCTCAAACATTTCTTCCCCTATTCTACCGGTTGACAAATTTAATTTATCTACTGGTATTTTTATTTTCGCAATATAATTTCTCATTTTAAATCTTTTACAAATGTTCCATTTTCCATTTTCCCAGTTCTTTTAGCAATTACATTGTAGGCTGAATTTATACAATCTTCTAAGTTATAACCGCCTAACTTAGCTAAGTTAACTAATACAATAGTGCAATCGCCTAAGGCGTCTATAAACTCATCTTTATCATTTTTTATAATTGCTTTTGCTAATTCTCCGGCTTCTTCTTGCAGTTTAACATATTGAGTTTTTACATCTCCTTTTGCAAATATTCCTTTTGCCTCGGCCCAGTCTCTTATTGACTGAAATTCATTTGTCATTTTCATAATATTAATTTTATTTTTTAACATCAACTTTTAATCTTGAATGGTATTCATAACCATCTATAACAATTCCTTCTGCTTTATAAACAGATAATGCTGGAACATTTAAAACTTTTGGTAGATTAAATTTTAATCTATTTGCGTATACAGCTGCCGACCCAATATGTTCCTCGTATATGTGCCCATTAGCCGCATTTATTATAATTTCTCTAGGTGTTAAATTATGCTCTTTGCAAAATGACACTAATAACGTTGCATACATAGCCATGTCGTACGGTAATCCTATAAATAAATCTAATGACCTCATACTAACAACTATATCTGCTATATTATTTTCTAATACAAATTGAAAAGCATAATGGCATGGAGGTAGAGCCATTTTATCTAAGTCAGTAGGGTTCCACATACTAACTAACAAACGCCTGCTATTTTTAGTATTTTTAAATTCTTCAGAAATTTGCTCTAATTGATTAACTCCCGCAAAATTTAATATTTGATGACCATACACAGGACCTAAATCACCTTTTTCGTCGGCCCATTGGTCCCATATTTTAACACCTTTGTCATTTAACCATCTTACATTTGTAAATCCACTTAACATCCATTCAAGTTCTATAAAAACAGAATTAGGAAATATTTGTTTACCTGTGACTATTGGAAATCCTTGGTTTAAATTAGCTCTAATTTGCACGGCTGTTAATTGCCTTACATTTCCATTTCTGCCTTTTAGCTTAGAGCCTTTTTTGCAACAGTTTTTTATGACTGTACTGTATTCATCTTCAAAACTATTCATAAGTTATTTATTTAAATAATCATTTAACGACCCAATATATGCTACGGCATCTAGTAAGTTATCTTCTTTATGGCTGTTTGATTGCCTAGCTAATTTTAAGGCTATTAAAACATTATAGCAATCATTTACATTTATATCTTTATTTGATAATAAAGAAGCTATTGAACTTGTTTTTTCCATACTTATATGAAAATCTCCGTACATTCTTTCTTTCTCTTCTAATCTGAGGTTAACTATCTCATTTGCTTTTTCTAAAATATTCATTTTATATATTTTAAGTTATAAAAAAACCCTCATAAATCTGTAGAGGTCTCAAGTCTACTTCATTATAAGGGTAAATAATTTCCTAAGTTCACTATGTTTGAGACCTGAACTATAATGCAAATATAATAATTTATTTTAAATACAATACTTTTTTATTATTTTTTTTTAAATGTTATATAAATAATACTTTTACGTACAATAATAGATTAAATGTTACAAAAACAATTCATTTTCGTAAAGTAGTTCTTGTAATTTAGTACGTACTTTTTCAGCTAATTGAATATCTTCGCTATTTTCTGAATACTTATACATATTACGATAGTAGTTATCTAATTCGTTAACTAACATTCTCCATTTAAAACCGTTTAAACAGTCTTTTATTGCATCTTCATCTTCAATAGTATCGAACTCTAATATTACTTTACTCATATTTTTAAGGTTATATATTTAAATTTTATTTTTATTTTAAGGTTATATACTTAAAAGATGACCGTGAGACGTGCAACTTGACCGAAATCTTTATGAAAAATGAACCCCTCAATAGCTAAAGGCGAATGTTGGTAACCACTTTTATGGTGCCATGAATCAGCAGGACTTGGCGAACGTAATGACTCTATTTGAACGCTCATAATATCTTTACTTGTTTTGTGGTGTACATGATGTGTAAACCAATAACGATGTTTACATTCATGCCAATATTTACTTGCTTCATGACACATCAATAAAGGTAAATCATTTTGCTTCGCACCGTCTCCATGTGTAGTTCCGATTAAGTTTTTACCATAAGTTGTGTACTTTCTATGGCTTGGACTTCTATCAAATTTAATATTTGGGTGGTTATTATACCAGGAGTAAAGTGAATCCATTAAGAAAAAACCTGACATTTCATCATGATTAGATACGTTGTAAACAACTTCTAAATCTGCAATTGATACTAGTGTTTGAATTATATCAATGTATAATTGTTTAGCCATTAAGAAAGCAGAAAACCATTTTTCGTGAGAATCTTGTTGAGTCCCCTTTGTAGTTTGTCCTTTGGTGTTGTCGGTGTTTAGTATATCGTTACCAACTATTAAAATAATTTTATCCAGGTTGAAACCTTTTGACTTTTGTATAATACTAGAAACACCGTCTTTTACTCTTTGAACTGCAATTTGTGAGTTATACTCTTGACCTGTTTCAAAAGCATCACATAACTTATTTATGTGTACATCACTAGGCGAAATAAACAAACAATGTGAATCCTCATCCGATTTGTTTCTAATTATTTGAATGTGGTTAGGTCTTAAATCTTTTACACTACCTATAAAATCCTCTTTAAAATCTTCGTAGTTAAATATGTTATTTTCCCCTTTAACATTGATTGAATAGTTTTGCCCTTTATACCAATAATGCTTCACTTTTTCGGGGTCTATTCCTACTTTCTCGCATTCGTCAAATATACCTTTGTCAACTCTAGTGCTGATTAATTTAGATATACTTCTTCGTTTATTATCATTAAATTCAATATTTAACTCTTTGCACATTAAACGAGCAGTTTCCCGTTTTGAGTTGTTGGACTTATACAATTCCATTATTCTGTCGATATTCTCAACCATAAACTAATTAATTAATACATAAAAAAAGCAACGCTAACTTAATAACGTTGCTAAATTAAATATTTTTATTAACAAATTACTTTTTAGTTAATTCTTTTATTTTTTTATCTATTTCTTTTTTCTTTTTATCACTTACATATAATTTGCAAGTTTCTAAAGTTTTAATTAAATATTCAAATTTCATAATGATTTTTTTAAATTAGTTACTTCTGACTTTAGTTTTTCTAAATATAAAATAAAATCCATTGCTTCTTGTTTTGCGTGTTCAATCCAATCTAACGTACTTAAATCGTTTCTATCTAGTGTTGTGTTGTATTTCTTAATTCCAACCTCTGAACGTTGTTTAAATTGATTAATAACGCTTTCAACTATTGAATCTTTAATATATGTTTCGCTTGTTTCTTCAATTAAATCATATTGATTAACGTCAAAGCTAACACCATAATATCCTATAGGGTAGATTACTTCGTTACTTTCGATTACTGTTCCAGTAAATTTATCTTTGTTTAACTTGGTTACTTTAACTTTAAATTTTAGTTCCTTGTGTATTCCAATCATAATTCAAAAAATTGTCTTAATTTTATTTTAACATTATTTTGTTGTTCAATTGATTCAATATCTGCATTATATATTAAATTTGAATCTGCTTTGATTAGTTTTTTAATGACCGTTTTAAGATTTGTAGCCAAATGTTTATCAATCATATCCTTTCTTATAGCTTCATCTTTTAAAACATCTTCAAGTAAATCAGCTAGTAACGGCATCATTATACATGAAGCAAATAATTTTTTATGGTTTGTTTCAATCATTTTTTTAGTTTTTTTATAAATTCTTTTAATATTTCTTCTTTTGTAATTTGCTTACATTTTAAATCAACTGAATTTGGTTTTAATGATTTACATTTTACTTTAGTCATATTCTTCGTTTTTATAGTAACCTAATTCACTTAATATTTTACAATGTTCATTCTTTAATAGTCTGAAATACTTTTGCATTTTGATATTACCTTTTCGCTTTCTCATTATCTTTTAAATATTTAAAAAATCTTTCTTCTTTTTCTAAATCTTCTACAACTTCCTTAATATCCATTTTAGGATTAATAAAGCTATCTGTTCTAGGTTTTAAATAGTCATCTGTTAACTGTTGTAGTTCTTTACGTTGCTCTATACTTGCAATAATTATCCAAATAAATATAACTATCAGTGCAAATAATGCAGTCAATAACGCTGCTATGTACATTACTTTCATTTTACTTCTTTTAAAAATTGTTTAACCTTGTTTAAATTCTCTTGTTTAAAGTCTATTTTGTAATTCATCCATAAACTTAAAGACGTTCTACATATTCCTAATTCGTTTGTTAGTTGTTTATTTACGATATAAGAACCTTTTTCTCCTTTAGAGTAGTATTTACTTATTAGCTTATAAATATCCTCTCTAATCGCTTTATTTTCTTTTCGTGTTTCTTCGCTTATTCCTCCTGACATTACTTACCGTATTTTATTTTGTTGTTTAAATTGTGAATGTAGTTTATCCAATCATTAAAAGTGTTTAAAGGATTGTTTGGTACTACTGTATTCTGAATGTTTTTCTTTTTTGGATTGTATGTGTTTAAATCCCATGTGATAGTTGTTTTCATCTTAAAATGCTTTAGTTATGAATATTGCTCTTAATTCTGTGTTTATTTCGTCTACTGTTTCTTTAAATACTTTGTCGTTATATTCTAAATAATTGTCTACTGTTTTAATTCCATGTAGTACCGTAGCGTGGTCTTTTTTACCACATATTAAACCAATTCTTTTTAGGTTTAGATTAGTGTTATTTCGTAGATACCACATTAATAATTGACGTTTAAATACTAAATCTCTATTTCTACATACCAAACTAATTTTATGCTTTTGGATAATTGTCTTAACTCTAAAAATGTGTTCTGTTTTCTTTAATTCAGAACCGCAAATTCTCATTATCTTATATTGGTATGGTAATTCAAATACTCTCATTTTCTTGCTTCTTTTAAATCGTTTAAATCTTTTATAAATTCTTCAGTAGCTATTATTAAAGCTCTTAATTTCATTCTGTTTTCTACATCTGTTATGTGTGTACAATGTAGTAAATCTGTTTCGTATATCTTAAGCCTTATTCTATATTGCTTAATTAACCAATCTTCGTTAAAATTCATGACGTGGGCTTAATTCGTTTTCTAATACTTCTTCAATTAAATGTAGTTGAACATCTAACATATCTATAATATCGGTTTTAGAATCTCTAACGTATATCTCGTGAATTTCTAAACCAAAGTAGCTCTCGTAAACTAACACTTGGTAAACCACTGTTAATTCGATACCTTTAAATTCAATTTGTCTTTTGTGTGTCATAATTTCTATTTTTTAAAGTTTTTTAAATGTGCGTTACAGTCGCACCCCTGATTTTTTTTATTTCTCAAATGCTTTATTAAAAGCATCTGTTAAAATTTGTTTTCTTTTTGATTCGTAAAAGTTAATTAAATCTTTATTATTTTTTGAATCTTTTTTTAATGCTTCGATTAATGTGTTTAATTCTTGAAAGTTCATAATTTCTATTTTTTAAATTGTTATTTCCTTTTGTTGAAACAAAGATACATATTCTTTTTTGTAATTAACAAATTTTAATCACATTATTTTTAATTATTTTGCATAAAAAAACCTAACTCATTACAAGTTAGGTTCTTAAAAGTTAAATTATTTTTACTAAAAAGGTAAATCCGAATTAGTTGTTTGTGTATTAGCTACATTTTCAACTTCCTTTTCAGCTACTTTGATAACGTTATCAGTCCAAACTACTTTACCATTTGCAATATATTGCTTTGGTTCTTTAGCTTCACGTTGTTCTTTACTTTGGCTATATGCCATTGAAACGTTGTTACCGTACTTTGTTTCGTCGTTAATGAAGATTTGTGTGTTAAGATATTTACCGTCTACTAATTTAGATTTATCTACTTTAGACAAATCGATACTTAAATTTAAAATTGCACTCATGTTACTTTATTTATTATTAATATTCTTTATAATCTTCATTATTAACTACCATTTCCCCTTCAAGTAATTCAGCATTTAACGCATCTACTATTACGGTTGTATGTGGATGGCAATTTTTATCTAACCATTTAATTAATGGCGTTACTAATTCTGTAAATTCTGCGTACTTTTTTTCTTGTTCCATGTTGTTTTATTTAAATTATTAAAAATGTGTTCTATTGAAAATGGAAGTTTTTGCACCTATACCGATTAATTTACTTACTTGTTTTTAACTGCTAAACTACTTTTGCTAAACGTTACGATAGGCACTTCTAAAACCTCTCCTGTTTGTTCATTTAACGAAGATATATTATTCTTTTGATTTTCGTATACCGATTTATATTTATTCTCAATTTGCTTTAAGTTTTCTTTTGCTTCGTTCCATTCTGCAATATTACTAAAATCAAACTGTTTTCGTCCCTCCGTTCGTGTGAAAGTATATGAACCGATTTTAAACGTTTTGTCGTACTTTTCTGATTCATTATAAGCTAATGTATCAATCTGCTTTTTAGCATCGTTAAAACGCTTCTCTAGTTCTTTAAAGACTGCGAATGCTTCTAGGCTTGAAGTAAATCCTAAATCAACATTCCTTATCACTAAATCAATTTGATTCTGAATAACGTTAATGCTATCCGTAGTTAAACTAACACCGTTGTAGTTTTCTTCCATATACTGTTGTTCTTCTCTATTTTGCATGATTTCTATTTTTTAAAGTAATAATAACGCTTTATTCTGTAATTCTGTTAATTCAAAACTTGCTTTAAGTTTATCAACTGTATAAGTCCCTTGTTTAATTGTTTCTAACGCTTTTTCAAACCTAGTGTTATCGATAGTTTCTTTACGTTGTGGTTGACTTGCTAACTGCCCGTCGTCGTCTTGTGCCTGCATTGATAACAAACTCTGCAAAGTGTAACGTCTAAAGTAAGTAATAGCACTTCCCATTGACTGAGGTGTTCCCCCTATTGGTAAATCAATATAAGATTCAATCATTTCTTTACTTTCAGCATCTACTATTCTAGTGTAAACCTTACCGTTTTCTATTGGTTGTAATAGCACTAAACCTTTATTTAATAGGATTGTTTCAACTGTTTCAATTAATGCGTTAATATCGACGTATTTGTTTTTGAAATGTGGATTAGTAGCATTCTTTGTCGCTTTACCAATCTCTTTTTTTGCTTCTAAAATTTTCTTATACATATTATTTCTTATTAGTTTCTACAAATGTAATATAATTTATTTAATTACAAACTATCTTTAATAAAAAAAGAGTAAATTTCTTTACTCTCTTAAAACTAATAGAAAAATATGCGTTGTAAAGATAGTTATTATTTAATTATTAAGCATTGTTTTTTTAAATTCTTTGGGTCATATGATACGTGAACCCATTGAAACCCGAATTCATTAATTAATTGTGTAAATTCTAAATTATCTTTTATCCAATCATGAATCTTTTTATTTTCTGATATGCTTCCAGCGTCAATGTCAATAGCTTCGCCTTTACAATGTTGACTTGTCAAACTCCCTTTAACGGCTTTATTAAGGTCTTTTCCTCTGTAAAAACTGTTTATTCTTAATGGTTTACCGTACCATTCTCGTAAAGGTTCAAAACATTTTTCCGCTACTGTTATCATAGCTTTTAAATGCTCTAAAGTAGGTTGATTTTTAATACCTAACCTTTGAGCAGTTGCACTAAATGTAGCTTCTTTAAATGTTATATGTTTACTGATTCTCTCCATTATCTTTATTTTTAAGTATCATAGCAGTAGTTAAAATTAAAAACACTGCAACTAGTTCAATCATTATCTTAAAGTCTTTTGAGCGTGGAAAATTGCTTGTGTTCCAAATACACCTGACAACGCTTGTAAACCTACTTTAATCAATGGTCTATTGTCTACAACTCCACTTTCTGCAATTGTTAAACTCGCCACCGATAAAGCCGTAACGATACGACCTGCAATTTTATGTTTTCTCGGAGTTGGTTTTTTAATGTTTTCGATTAAATTCATAGTTATAGATTTATGTTATTTTTTTTTAATTCTTTAAGTAGGTCAACAAATGCAGTAGCATTCATATTAATAGTCCTTTCAGCGTGTCTAACTGCACTTTTTAATTCTTCAATATTTTGATTTTGTTGAGTAAACTTTAAATCGATTATCTTTTCTAAATTATCAAATTTAGTATCGTGGGCTTGTTCTAATGCAGTTACTTTGCTTTTTAATACTGTAACAGTATCATGAAACTTTGAGCTTTTAGAATCGACATTTATTTCAAGGTCTTTTAATTGCTTAATTAAGTCCTTAACAAAGTAACCTATAATAGCTACAACTAAACCAATAAATAGTTTTATGTAATCTTCTGCATTCATTAGATACTTAATTAATTAATTAATTCTTGTATTTTTAATTCAATATCTAACCTCATATTGTGTAAAGTTGTCATTAAATCAGGATGTTCAGCTTTAATACTAGCTAAAGTAATAGGGGCTAAATCTTCATCTTGATTTTGACATAATATACGAGGTTCACACAAATGTTGATCTTCTGTTAACTGTACTACTACTTTTTCAAAAGTAATACCGTATGTAGCTTCAAATTCTTCCTTGATAGGTAAGATGCTATCTAATATATCTACTTTGTAATGTTCTTCGTTGAACATTGAAAACACTTCATTATTAATAAAGTCTACTATTATATTTTGTAATTCCATAATTATTTTTTTTTATTCTACGTCTGCATCTTCTATAATAGTACCACCAGTAACATTAGTTATTAAATATGAGTTCATACAAACTTGTAATGATGTCAAATTAACTAATGATGAAATAGTAAATGTTAAACCAGCCGTATCCATTTCTATGTAAAAATAAGCATCAGTTCCAGGTGTATCTTGTGAAGCAGTTATATCTAATGTACCTGAAGCATTAATTAATAATGCCATTCTTTGAGCTAATAAAGGAATTGTACTATAAACACCAGTATTAGACTCTGTAAAAGTTTCATTACCACCACTTCCATCATTTAACGTTATAGATGTTGAAGCTACGGCTGATAATGTCATTTTATACTTCATTTTTTTAGCTGAAATTGTACCCCCATTATTTAATAAACTAGTTGATATTCCACCTGATAAGACTTTTAAATTTAATCCTGAATTTGTTGCTTGAAATATATTTGTAAAAGAATTAGTTGCAGTTGCAACAAACCCATTGCATATAACTGTTCCTGCAGTCCATTTAATTAAAGGCTCTAAATATGTTGTTAATCCTTGTTTAAATTTCGTGTTGTTTAATCTTAATTTACCATTTGTTAAAACAATCATTCCACCATAAACTTCATTTGCAGCAGTGCCAGTACAAATAAATTGAGCATTATTAAAAGTTACTTCAGCTGAAGCGCCATTTATAACTCTTGATCTA